GTGTTGTGTAAGACTGTGAACTTGGAGCAATGGGCGTAGTAACACTATTACTATTGCCACTATAAGAACCATATCCAACAGAATTTTGTGCTCTAACTTGGAATGTGTAACTTGTAGATGCTGTTAAACCTGATACTGTAATTGGGCTACTAGCTCCTGTAGCCGTAATGCTTCCGGGGCTTGATATAGCTTGATAGTTTGTAATAGTTGCGCCACCATTAGAAGCAGGGGCTGTAAATGCCACTGTTGCCGTAGTTGCGCCAGTTGCTGTTGCCGTTCCAATAGTGGGTGCGCCGGGAACAACAGCAGAAATAGTAGCAGTTGTGTTTGAGTTTGCATTTATACTGCTAATAGCATTAGTCGCTGTAACTGTAGCGTAAAGAGTATTTCCAACATCACCTGCAACTAATGTATATGTACTTGATGTTGCACCGCCAATAGCAGTGCTTGGGCTTCTATACCATTGATATGTGTATGTTGGTGTCGGTACACCTGTCCATGTTCCTGTTGTAGTCGTTAAAGTTGACCCAAATGAAGTTGTTCCCGTAACAGCAGGAGCAACCGTATTTACGGGTGGTGAGCCATAACTACCACCAACAAAGGAATTAAGAATGCCACTCATGTCACATTAGTCCCTGTTAATAGCCATTGAGTTGTAGCAATCTTGATACAGTTTGCTATGCCATATTGAGCCAAAGTCCTAGATCCAGTTCCACCACCTTGCGCCCAAGTTAATGTGTCTGAAGTAATAGAGATTGTCACTGCATTTGCTGACATATTAATGAACTGAATCACTGTGCCAATTGGATATGCAACTGAAGCATTGGCGGCAATAGTGAAAGTTCTTGCATTTGCATCGCTTGCAGGGTGGAATATTGCATATCCAGAGTCTGCCAAAACAGTCGTGTAGTTTGCGCTTTGGCTATTCTGGGGAATATTTTGGTAGCCCAGAGTGCCAGAAACAGGCAAAGTTACAGAAGTTGCCGCAGTAACGGTAACAGTCGTTGCAAATGCACCGCTGAATGTTAAGTTTCCACCTGTTGTGAATGTTCCACCAGTAGAAAGATTACCGCCTACTGTGATTGTATAGGAGCCATTATTAACACCTGTACCGCCATAAGTGCCACCTAAAGTTCCCCATGTGGGTGACCCTGTACCACCAGATAGAAGTGGCTGTCCAGATGTGCCTGCGGCAGTGAATAAAGTCGTACTTGCGGCTGATTGGTAAGGCACGACACCTGCTGAACCACCAGAAATATTTGTGGCATTTCCTATAGCAGTTGTGTTATAGGCTATAAATTCAACAATATCTCCCGCGCTCGTGCCTGTTGCAAGAACAACGGTCGTACCATTTGTTGCCGTGTAGTCAGCACCATTTAAAAATGAGCCGTTCAAGTATACTTCAACGTATCCAACCGTGTAGGTCACAGTGAATGTAGTTTGACTGGCACTGGCAGTTATGCTTGTTCTGGTATAAGTTGAGCTTGCTCCACCACCACTGATACTTTTAATGGCTGAACCATTGTTGTAGTACAAAACACCATCAGCATAATTAAGTGCCAACTCGCCAGTAGTCAAATTAGACGTGGTAGGCTTATTTCCAGTGGTTCCACTGTTAAAAAGAATGATTGGGGTGTAACCTGATGCCGCCATGATTAATCCTTAGAAAGTTCCACCATTAATACCTGCTGTTAAGGTATTATTAGTGTAATTGTATGTCAATAATGTGTTTGTGGTAAGGGGTTGATTACCTGTTGCAGTCGCTGAAAATGTCAAATAATTGGTTGCGCCAGTACCTGCGGCCAAGGTCACATTGGTTGCCGTTCCTGCTGTAGCGGCATTCAAATTTGCAACTTGAGTTGTACTGGTAACAGTCAAAGGTGCTGTACCTGTAGCAACGGTCGAAACAAGCGTATTTCCAGTGACTGCTTGCGTTGATGTAATTGCCGAGCCTGTACTTAAAGTATTGGTAGACCAAAAAGTACTTGATGGAATTGATGCATGGGAATCCCAAGAACCTGCGGCTGTTGAATTACTCAATAAACTTACAGTTACAAATGCACCAGCTTGAACAGTAACAATTGTGGTGCTTGAGTTATTCTTGACAACAATAGTTCCACTACTTTGGTTGTTGTTAAATGTGAAATCTGCTCCATTTGGAAGCGTAGTTGCATCAGGCAATTGATAAGTTTGGCCACCAGAGCCAGTAACAACATAATTTGGTACTGAAGATGCTGTAAGTACAGTGGTTGTACCTGCGGCGGCTACGCTTGAATAACCTTCAAAAATTGAATTTGTATTAATATTGCCATTAGCATCTTTGACAACAACACCGCTTACGGCATTGGTAGTATTGCCTAAAGCAGTAGCAACTCCAGTTCCTAAGCCACTAACACCAGTGCTAATTGGTAATCCAGTGGCATTAGTTAAAGTTGCAGACGATGGCGTACCGAGTGCAGGCGTCACCAAAGTAGGGCTTGTGGATAAAACTACGTTTCCAGAACCAGTGGTGGAATAAGAAGCTCCCCAAGATGTACCTGTAGAATTAGGTATTCCTGAACTAGGATAAATCATCCCACTAGGTGCAGATTGCCATGAGGCGGTACTGCCATTTGATGTCAGTAAGTACCCACTTGCTCCAATAGGCAATCTGGCGGGCAAATTAGACACATTCCCAATTATCAGGTCACCTTGAGTGGTAATAGGTGAAAGATTTGAAAATGCAGTGGATGCAGTTGTTGCGGCAGTTCCACCATTAGCGATGGGGACAACGCCAATAGCAATTGTTCCAGTGCTTGTAATTGTGCCGCCAGTTAAACCAGTTCCTGCTGTGATTGATGTAACAGCACTAACCCCTGCCACGGCTGTATTTACAAAGGCAGTCGTTGCAATTTGTGTAGAGTTTGTTCCGGCTGTAGCTGTAGGCGCAGAAGGAGTTCCCGTGAATGTTGGGCCTGCACTAAGAACAACACTTCCTGATCCAGTGCTTGTAGTTGTTCCAGTTCCACCATTATTAACATTTAACGTACCGCCCAATGTTATAACGCCAGTTGTTGCAGATGCAGGCGTTAATCCTGTGGTTCCACCCGCAAAAGAAGCTACACCCGCAACACTGCCTGAAATTTGATTCAGAACAAATGCTGTTGTGGCTACTTGTGTAGTATTGGTATTAAGGGCGGCTGTAGGCGCTGTAGGCGTTCCAGTAAGCGCAGGACTAACCGCCAATACCACCGCACCAGTTCCAGTTGTTGATGCATTAGAGGCTGATGTAGCGCGTCCATAGGCATCAAAAGTAACTGTAGGCAGGGTATAAGAGCCTGCTGTTACTGCGGTCGTTGCAAGGCTGATTTGGGGGCTTGTAGACCCATTGGCAACCGATATTTGACCACTGACACCAGTTACTGACACGGTGCTGAGTGCTGTACCGCTAATGGCTAACAATCCTGTGCCAGTAGTTCCTACAAGGTTTTGTAGTACCGTGGACAATGAAATTGTGGGGTTTCCAGTCGTGCCATCTGGGTTTGTAATTGTTAAGCCAGTACCTGACGATGCAATTTGCACATTGGTCAGTGTTGATCCGCTTGTTTTAACTTGAATGCCATTGCCAGAACTAATCAGGGATGACAAGGCACCTGTTACAGCAATTGTGTAGCTACCTTGTGCGCCACCATCTGTAAATGTTAGACCAGTTGATACTGCAATTTGGCGGCTATTGGCCAAACTAGTCTGTTGTCCAACAGTTAAAAACGGTTGGGTTTGTGTAGGCTGTACAGAAATCGCACCAGTTGTCGTCTGGACTGTGACACCATTTTGCACAATCGGCACTGATTCCAAACCCGTGAGAGCACTGGCTAATGGTAATTGCGTTATGGTTACATTTGACATAATTAGCTCAATGAAAGGTTGTCAAGGTTGCCATTTTGGGCAGGATTTGAAGTGGTTTGCTCAGGAGATATAACAGCATTTGAATACTCGCCAGTTTGCAAGTTATTATTTGTTGTTGCCACATCTTGATCTGGTCTTGGAAAACGAATGTTGATACGTTCAGTCTTCCGAGCCGCAAGTCGATATGGGTCTTTCTCGTCAGCACAGCCTTCGTTGCATACACGCAAACCGGGAAAGTTTGGATCGTTTCTCATCACCGCATGAGGACGCTTCATCTTGCACCGATCACAAATCGCAATCGATATTGTAGACATTCCACGTGTATCAAGGAATATAGGCATAATTACCTCGTATACACAGAGATATTAGGTGCAAAGTATTCTGGTGATTTGTCGCGTTCTTCTTGTTCGACATCATAAAGATGCTTATCTGCCATCTTTTCAAGATACATGATTCTTTGAATGTCAACTGCAGGAAACTCCAAGCTCATTTTGTGAGCTAGTAAGTTAATTACAGCCTCATACCAACGATTCGGTATGGCCAATTGCCCCGAAAGGGCACCAACGTCTTGGATATAGGCTGAATACCATACAGTGACCTGCACAAATGAAGTAGAGGGGACTGGCCAAAGCGCCAAAGTGGGATTTGGTATTGTTCTTTCAAAATAATATTGAAAAGGTTGGTTGGCAGTAAAGTTTTTGTTAGGCAAATTGGTGTAATCGTCCCTATTTAGACGTGACATCTCAATTTCTGTGCTCATGTTTCCAAAATATAGCTCTCGCAACGCCAATGTAGTGCCATTAAATGCCAAAATACGGTAGTAAATGACATTGGATCCGGGATCTATGTCTTGCCAAATCCATTGGCCATCAGTCACCGTGACTGCAGTAGCCGTATATAGCGTAGTCCAGTTTGTATTATCGCTCGAAGACTGTAAGTAATAGCTCCAAGTAGACGTTCCCCCCCCAGAAATGTAGGGCATGATGCCAATTGAGCCTATATACTGAGGATTACTTGTGCCGTAATTGATTGCAAAGTTTCCATTTGCGCTTGTTTGTTGGCAATATGTACTGACATCTTGGTCATACAAGTTGGAAACAGTACCGCCTGCGCTAGAAGTATAGCTACCAGAAGGTTGCTTCATTTGCCGATATAAGACGTTTAGAGCGTCATTTGCACCCGCAGGCAGGGTGTACATATACTGGTTTGCATTACAGCCTATAACGGTCTTAGAAATGGCAAAATACTGTATTCCACGGTTCATCATGTGCGACAAAAGGAAAAAAAGGTTTTCCCTAGCCGCTAACTGAAGCTCAGAACTTATCTCTTCGGCCAATTTTCCGCACCTACGCGCCGCATGATCAATTACGGTTTGTACGGTAACTACGGTTTGACCTACTGTTCCTGAGTATGCCATTTAATTTCCTTACCAACCGGGACAGTTCCAACGCTTTAGTGATGCCTTAGCTCTTGGCGCATCTCCACTTGCGTGTTTTACTACCCCAGACATTCTTGCACAAAATGAATCCTTGCGTGAACCACCTTGGGGCTGTGGAGCCTTTAAATGGCTTCCTGTCTCACGGTTGTACTTAGCCCTGCCTTTAGCTGTGAGTCCCGCGCCTTTGTCTGTCGATAGTTTTTCACCTCGTCCGACAGCCAATGACACGCCACCACCATCTTTGTGCTTTGCAGTTTTAGCTGATTCTTTGAAAGCTTCAGCAGTTGGGGCACCCTTTGAACCAACTTTTCGCATTTTTTCATGAGATCCATGGGCAATCCTCTCTTGTTTTGCATGAATATTGGCATACAAGCCGCCTTTGGCCATTTTCTTCCCCTCATCAGCTTTGACAAATTCTTTGCCGACCTTCTGAGGAACACCACCAAACCCACCTTTTGTGTGGGCGGCGGCTTCCATCAGCCTGTGTTGAGCAGGTGATTTACTTGGCATATTAAGCTTGTGACTCTTGCCAAGATAAACGGGCAAATGCAGTACCGTTTGAACCAATTTGGCTAACCGTTACATACAAAATATCAGGACCATCAGGATAAGTTCCCGCTTGGCTTGTAGGCACAGTGTTTGACAATCCACCACCCAATATGCAATTACCAAAAGGTGCAACTGCAGTTAAGTCTAGAGTTGTTTGGCCTGCTGTATTGGTAAAGAATGCCGCAATGGACTCACCGCCAGTGATGGTGGTTGCTGTAT